ACTATTAACGTTGCTGACTCTATAATTAGAGAGCGTTTATTTATGGCGTTATCTACTTTATTTAATACAGATTATAATTATATTTATAATAAATGGTTATATAATAACAAAGGTTATTTAAGGGCTAGACTAATTAATATCAACTAAAACAAATAAACATGAAAGAAATCACAGAAATTAAATTATTACCCACTAACAAAATATGCATTCATTACGGCAAACAAATTGAGGTCCTAACCTTACAGGAATTCAATCAGCTTATGAGGTACAGAATAAGAAAAGCAAACAGAGAGAACGACATACGAAGCACTCTTTTAATTGTTATTATGTTAATCACTGGTGTTATCTTAGCAATGAAACTAATTCAAATACTGGGATAATGTTAGAAGAGATAAACAATATAAAAGACATTGAGAAATTAAAAGCATATTACCGAGCCGATTTAATTTATATAGACTGGCTTAAAAGATATGAGGAATATATATATAAAAGCTATATAATGATTGACGCTGAGGCTAGCGCCTATGCTGACGGAGATAAAGAATATAAAGAAAACTTTAATAATTAAATAATGAAAATAACAGATACAGAAATTGTTGATATATTACATTTATATTATCCAAAGATATATAATAATATATGCGAACATATACAACAACAGGAGCAATAAAAATAATAAAATAGTTTAGTTTGTTTTATATTTTAGTTAGTCCGAAAGAGCCTTAAAACCTTATGTTTTAGGGCTTTTTTTATATCCTTTATATATCTACACCTTTTTTTTAATTGATTGATTTACAGAGCCTGTAAAAGCCTGTGAAATAACAAACAATTTTAAGCTCATTTAAGCATACTTTACACCTCATCAAGTATCCACATACATATAATTAATAAACATCTCTTAAATCGTCTCTAAATAGCCTTATATTAGACGTTTATAACATACATTTAACGTAAATTGAATATATGGCAGGTGGAGTTACCCATTCTAATGATTTCATCCAAAACGAATTTATCTAAAACTCATAATCTAAAAATACAAATATAATTGAAAGTGTATTGGGAAGGTATTATTCGCCCACCTATAATAAATGTTATTTTAAATAATATTTGCTAGATATTTGGTTAGCAGTTTACTCGTTGTGTGGAATAGTACTAGGGCGACTACGAAAACAACAAAGGATTTAGTACTGCCATTCACAAGGAGATTTAGAGTACACGGTCCAACAATCATCCGTATTTATTAGGGTATTGAAGTGTGGCAACTTATGTAGATTTGCAACTACTTATATAAAGATAACGATATTTTTAATTTTTGTTTTATTCTCCCATAAACAACTTATTAACAAGAAAACAGAAAGTGTTGATTTTCGTTATCATAGTATGATAAAGGAATATAAGCTGTCTATACCTCAAGCATTGGCAGGAATAACCCTTAGACAGTATCAACAGTATCTAAAGATACTAGATAAATGGGATAAGGAAGATGAGGTATACATAAAGACAAAGATGCTGCAGATATTCTGTGGATTAGAGATTGAAGATACATTTAAGATTCCCTTAAACAACTTTGATTTCGCTATTGATGTAATAAATAAGTGTTTTAAGGAAGAAACACCTTTAGTGCCTAGATTTAGTATGTCAGCCACAGATGAGTATGGAGAAGAGACTGTTGTTGAGTTTGGTTTTATACCAAAGCTAGACGAGATGACATTTGGTGAGTTCATTGATTTAGATGGGTATATCTCAGATTGGGATAAGATGCACAAAGCAATGGCTGTATTGTTTAGACCAGTAATCTTTAAGAAGAATGAGTTCTATAGGGTGATGGATTATGAAGGCAGTCATAAGTATTCTGATGTAATGTTAGATATGCCAGTTAGTGTAGCGATAGGAGCGATGGTTTTTTTTTATCGTTTAGGGAGCAAATTACCAAGCTATACTCTGGATTATTTACAGAAGGAGCTGAAAGGGAAGGGGATTCCACCACAGCTCAAGGAAACTTTGGACAAAAATGGGGTTGGTATCAATCAATATTTACAATCGCTCAAGAAGATGCAGCAAAGATTGACAAAGCTACAAAGCTTCCAGTACACACCTGTCTAATGTACTTAGAATATATAAAGGATAAGACAAAAATAGAGAATGCTTTAATAAAAAAGGCACATAGAAAATAAATATGACACAAGTATACGACTTATTAGACAAGATTAAAGATGAACTAAGAGCTAATCACCACATGAATAGTGTTAGCTTTGGTGATATAACAGAAGTTAACCTTAACAAGATGGATATATTTCCATTAGCACACCTAAACATCTCTAATGTAGTAATAGATTCACAGTTTATGACATTCACTTTGCAGATATTATGTGCAGACATAGTAGATTATACAAAGGAAGTAGTTACTCCAGACCAGTTTTATGGTGTAGACAACTTGCAAGATGTACTAAACACGCAATTACAGGTAATGAATTTAATATTCTCTAAACTAAAAAGAGGTAATCTAAGGGCTGATAAGTTGCAGGTAGATGACACAATGAGTTGTCAGCCATTTAAAGAGAGATTTGAGAATGAGTTAGCTGGTTGGGAGGCAGAAATAGACATTAAGATGATTAATGATATAAGTATCTGCTAATGGAAAAGGATTTAGTTAGAAGGTTGTTGGAGAGAATGGGTTCTGAAGCTCTACAAAGGCTTAGAACTAACATAAACAAAGACAGAACAAGAGCTTCTGGTGCTTTGCATGACAGTATGTATTATAAGATAGTGAAAACTAGAATTGATATATACATGGCTAACTATGCTAAGGCTATTGATGAAGGTACAAACCCAAGAGCAGGTAAGCCTTCTTCTTATTTTGTAGGTAAGATAAAGAAGTGGATGCAGTCTAAGGGTCTTACAGGTAAGGTAAGAAACAAAAGTGGTAAGGTAAACATAAATAAATCTGCTAGAGCAATAGCTGAATCTATTTATGAGAAAGGAACTATTAAAAGATTTGCATATAAAGGAAGTAATTTTATAGATAGAGCTGTAAACAACATAGAAAACGAGTTTGATGAAGATATACTGGCAGCTTTCTCAAGCGAAATAGATAAAGAATTAGAAAAAATAAAATAAAAACAAATGGCTAAAATAAACGTAAGAAGCCCATACTTTGTAAATGTATTTCATGCAGACTTAGCATCTGCTAAATTAGATATAGAGATATATGCAGGAACAGCACACTCTATGGGGCATACAATAACCCCTACTTATACACTATCATCTTCATCAGTAGGACAGTTTGGGTTTTATGTAAACTTTGAGATAAGCAACTTAATAAAAGATTATATTGCTACAGGTTTTGATGGCAACTACGCAGGAACACAAAGCATAGCAAACACAATAAATGTAGATTATCAAGTTACAAGAACATTAACAAACGGAACTAGCACAGCACTTACTGCTGTATTAGGAGCTAAAGCTTTTGATGGATATGGCTACTTTGAAGACGGTGCAAATCCAGAATTACTACAAGGACTACTCATAAGCAACAAAATAATAATTAAACCAGATGATTCTCCTTTAAGAATACCTGTTGATGCAAACAATACAACATCTGTATCTTTCTTTTACAATAATCAAGAAATATATACACAAGCAGTTGCGAGCCAAACAGACTCTAAGGACTACATACAATACATAAGCAACGAAACACAATCAGGTGCAGATAGTTACGAAGATAGAGTATTACAAGACGGAGGTACATTTGAAAACAGTCAATGCCTAAACAACTTTTTAGCACAAAACGGAATCTATGGTGTAGATGAGGTGTATGTAGATGGAGTAGAAGGAGTAACAAGGCTAGAAGTAAGAAATATAGATGAATGTAAGCATACTCCTTACAAAATGGTGTTTGTGAACAAGTATGGTGCTTTACAGGACTTATGGATGTTTAAAAGAAGTAATTTATCAATGAAGAAAGATGAAGAAAGCTTTAGGTCATCTACTTTACTATCAGCTACAGGAACATACAATACATTCGACCACCAGTATAAGACATTTAATATTAATGCTAAAGAAACTTTAACACTAAATACAGGTTTTTATCCTGAAGAATACAATGAAATATTTAGGCAGTTTACATTAAGTGAATTAGTTTGGATAGAATATGATAACAAGACATTGCCTGTTACAGTCAAGTCTAGCGACTTATCATTCCAAACACAATTAAACGACAAGTTAATAAACTACACAATACAAGTAGAATTTGCTTTTGATAAAATAAACAGCGTAAGATAATGCGAAGACAAGTAGAGGTATATGTAAGTATTAGACAAATAAATCCAGCAGATTTATTAGAGATTCCTTATTACTATAAATTAGACTTATTTGACGAAGAGTCAATAAACATAACTAACTCTATAAAAGATGTCAGAGATATAGCAAAAGTGTTTACTGATTACTCTCAACAGTTTAACGTACCTGCAAGTACAGCTAACAACAAGATATTTAAACACTACTACAACTTTGATATAGATGGTGGTTTTGATGCTAGAGTAAAAAGAGAAGCGTTAATTAAGATAAATGGAGAGGATTACAGACAAGGCTTTATAAGTCTAAATGATGTTAGTATGAAAAACCAACAGCCTTTTTCATATAAGGTTGTTTTTTATGGTAAAACCATTAACATAAAAAGATTGTTTGGTGATGACGAATTAGATTCACTTCCTGACAACGTTGGCTCTTACTTAAACGCATTTAATCAGCCTTACACCACTCCATTTGCCAAAGATGGTTTTGTAGATGGATATAATAAAGCTGGTGTTGGTATTGTTGACAACACAGGTGCTACAGCAGGCGACTTGTGTTTCCCTTTTATTAGTGGTAGGTCTCATTACTATTATGATTCTACTGGCTCTAATACTCCTGTAACTAAAACAGACACTCCTTCCAGAAATGTAAAAATTCATTCTACTAATAACGGTATAAGTCTAGTAGATTTACAACCTGCGATTAGAATTTATCATATTATAAAAGCACTAGAAGAAAAATACAAAATCACTTTTAGCACAGATTTCTTTAACA